ACCGAGCGGGAAGCCTTATCCCAGACTTCATAGACAACGCAGTTATCCTTATCGTCCTGATCCTCGGAGGTTGCGGTATAGCCATTTTCATCCTCTTTCGAAATATCGAACTGCTCGAACATCTGGTCTTTTTTCATAGAATGCTTGAACGCGATCCACGCGACTTTAGACCAGCGGGCAGCTTTGGCCCAGAGTAGGGTTTTATAATGCCCAGATTCATATGTTAGGGGAAAAGGAAGCTCAGGCTTATGCCGCAGGCGGACATATCCCGCCCCGGGAACCAGCGCGGAGAGGGTACAATCGAGCATTGCCGCGTGAAGGGTATCGGCTCCCGGCGCGCCAGAATCCACCGAGATCGTTAGAAACCTCTCGATAATATCCGGCAGGGGCTTCAGCTTCTGGTCCTTAAAGCGTGCCCGAACATCCGGCTTAGGGGTCGCGGAATAAAGCGAGGGAAGAAGAACCTCCGTGTTTGAATAGAGAATATTGTATGGCGTGTCTTCCTCGTGCGCATGTTTAGAGTCTCCCGCGTAGATTTCATAAGCCATTTCCGCCTTCTTCCACCAGCCGTTCTCGAATTCCTTTTCCCGGGCTTTGATTAGGTCGAGGAATTGCGCGGCCTTCTCGGAAGCCTCGGTTTGCGGATCTTCCCCGGCTTCATCAGGGGAAGCAGAATCTGCGGGATCAAGTTCATTGTCTTGCATTTTAGTACCTCGTTGATGCCGCACGGTTCTTTCGAGCCTGCCGCGTGATTAGTTCGTTAATGGTAGGAGCATTACGAGCTGTGGAGAGTATACCACCGAAACCTTGGGATTTTTTCTCCAACGCCGTCAAGGGGCGCGACATGCAGGCGTAACGGGTTTCGTCAACCGCATGGTCTTCCGCGTCGGTATCGAGATCCTCTAGGTTCCGTTCTTCATGCTGGAGATACGGAAGCGTTCGGATCGTAGCCTCGCAGGATTCATGGAAAAGCAGAAGGGTATCGGCTTGGCAAGTCCCGGCGGAGAGGCGTTTACGCATTTGTTCCCACCCGGCCTGACGGGCGTTATCCCCGCGGAACCAAGAGCATCCTTCGACAATCATCATTTCCGCAATGCTAGGACCGCCGTTGTTTGAGAAGATTGAAGGATCGGCTACTCCGTAAGCTGGCTTGACTTTCTCGCGTTTGAGAATACCCTGCGCGACAAGGTTTGCGCTCATTTTCAGCCCGACATTCGGCTTCCCGGTCCAGCCGTACCATTCCTGGAATTTGATCAGGGCATTTTTAGCATACCCGAACGTTCCATCGGAAACCGCGTACCAGCCGACGGAGAAAGGTTTCGCGGAACCCCAGTCTAGCGCGCGGAATTTCGTTACATGCGCGGGGAGAATAAGGTTTCCGTGAATAACATGCTTTTTCTCCTCAAACTCGGAGAAGAACGTTCCATCGACTCCGTTCCAATCGCCTTCAAGCCAAGCTTTTACCAGAGCTTCCGAACCCGTTTGGCGCAGGCGTAGAACATACGAAGGATCGTTTTCCAGCAGCTTTCGATTATCCCGTAGCTTAGCAGGAATAAACACGCGCTCAATAAAAGCTGTAACAGAAGTGCCTGGTTCGATCTCAATTTCCTCTTCCTCGCGGATAACGAGATAGCCAGTTGGGCACGGATCGATATAGCGATCCTTCACCCAATGGTGGCCGGGACCGCCTGGGTTTCCGGTTAGGCGGATTCCGCAAGGAACACCCGCAGTCGAGCGGAGTGTTCCCTTCAGCTTCATTATCGGATCGGGGAAGGGGAAATTCGTGCATTCCTCAACGTACAGGCGGGTATAGTTATGGCCTTGGTATTCTTCAGCATCGGAGTCACGCTCAAGATAGGCGAAGCGCAGACGAGCGCCGTTAGGCATGACTAGCTCTTTTTTCTGCTCATACCATTTCGCGCCAAGTTTTCCGCAGAGACTTTTTGCCCGAGCTATGGCTTCAGAAAGCTGGGTTAGCCTTCGCCGGACGAAGAGGCCGATTGCGTTTTCTCCGTACTGGGAGGCGTGCCCGATCCAGTCTCCGATAGAGCCGTCAGTTTTTCCCCCACCCCGAGCACCACCGTAGAAGACCTCAAAAATCGGGCAGGTTACGAGATCAGTCTGCGGCCCGGGTTGGGGCGACCAGATTACTGTAGGCTCGCTCATACCCCAACTCCGATTAGCGGCCGGAAGGAACGCGCAGAGGCCCCACCAGCGGGAACAAGAGTCATGGAGGAATTTCCAGAGAATTGAACAAGGCCGGATGGGGGCTGAACGTGAGTTCGGGAAAGGGGGCTAGTGCTGGAGAATTGAACTAGGCCAGATGGGCTAAAGGCGCGGGTACGGGTCATTGTAACGGTGCTAGAGAACTGAACAAGACCGGAAGGAGTTAGGGCTTTTGTCTTCGCGAAGATTACGGTACTGGAGAATTGAACCAGGCCCGAAGGAGTAAACCCGCGGGCTTTAGAGAAAACTACGCTCCCAGAAAAGACTACTAAACCCGAAGGGGATAGGGTGTAAGTAGCTGTAAGCGCCGGGGCAAAGGTGGATAGAGTTAACGCAGAAACGCCCGGGATCAGGCTCGTCGATGTCGTGGGGACAATTTGGAGCCAAGTAATCCGAGCTTGGGCCGCCGCTGGGCCTTGGAAAAGGGTAGGGGCGAAACTAGCTAGGGTTAGAGCTGCGAACCCTGGGGTTAGCGTGATAGGCTGGGAAATCCCAGGGGCGAAGCCTACTAGGGTTAATGTTGCGGGAGAGGGGGTTAGGGCTTGGTTAGCAGTCTGAGCAAAAGTAGGCGCGAAGCTAGTGAGAGAGAGAGTTACTACCCCGGGGGCTATGGCTTGATTAGCCGTTTGCGCTAAGGTAGGGCTGAGAGTAGCTAGGGCTAAAGCGCCAGCATTGGGGGTAAGGGAAACATTCGCTGTTTGCGCGAAAGTCGGGGCAAACGTGGTAATCGTTAGCGCGGCTGCGCTAGGGGTTAGCGATGCGCTAGCCGCTGGCGATATTTGCAGCCAAGTAATCCGCGCCTGCGCTGTCTGGTCAAGCAGCGACTTGAAGATCAGCAGCATGGCGCGTTACGCCTGAATCTCGATCTTCAGCCGGACAGCCGTTCCACCAGCAACGGTAATGGGGACATCGTATTGAGCGACAGTGGAGGTGACGGCCTGCCAGGAACTGACGCCGAGACTGGTGTTGCTGCCGTCCAGCGCGGTGAATCTGAATTGCCCGCTTGCTGCGGTGGCGACGAGATATTCACCACGGAAGCTGATCGTGTAGCTGCCCGGTGCGAGGCTCAGATCCAGCGTGGTAATCGCGCTGCCGGCGCTGTAGGGCGCCTCGCCGTAGCTCGCGTCGCTGAACGTAGGCTCGTTGATGCTGGCCGCGAGGGATGCGCCAGTGAACGTCCAGCCGGTTACGGTGACATCGCTGCCTGGGCGGCTGATGGTGCCGGTGAGTGCGGGGAGATTTCGGGTCAGGGGGGCGAAGAGTTGCCAGGGGTTTGCGCTAAAGGATACGATTTCGTTGGCAGATAAAACTCTTCTCCATGCCACATGAAGATATGCGACCCAATTAAAAGCACCTGCTTGGTTAATAACGTATGCGTCTGATGTATTTGCTCGTATCGCACTAGGTGTGAGGTTTGAAAAGACCAGTGTGCTTGCCGGCTGCAGCGTGCCGTTTACGATGGCGTTGTAGCTACTCGATGTATTTCCAGGGGCTTTGAACGAAAATCCAAGCACTGTGTCAACCCCAACGGATACCGCTACAGGCGCCTTCCATCCGTCAAGGTTTCCTAGGTTATCATTAACTAGGACTACTATATGCCCAGATGTGCCCTGAACTTGACAAGCATGCGAATTGCTCTTGGCAATTAGTCCCTTGTCAGTGCTTGGTGTAGATAAAACTCTGCAATAAACCAGCGACGTGTATTCTGTGGCACCCCCAGAAGGGTCTGCGGCACTGCCAAATGAAACACCGTTTATTGATCCGGAACCACCGTCTGTCCAGCCTTGTCCTGATAATGATGGAGCAATTACATTATTCGATGAAAGTACCGGAGTAGAACTACCACCAATGATAGGGGCTGCGCCGTTGGGTAGTGCCAAAAACGCTAGGTTCTGAGTTAGCGGATTCGCCCAATTCACCCCCACAGCAAGCTGCGGCTGACTCATCCACGGCACTGACCGACGAAAGCTCATCAGCCGAACGTCTCGGTGCGGTATTGCCCGACTTGGCCGGTCGAAGCAAGTGCAACGCCGCAGTCATTGAGGATGTAGACCTCGATTTTCTGCGGCAGCGCACCTCCGAACAGCGGGCTGATCGGAAACGCCAGCGAGCGCCGTGCTGTGGTGTCGGGCAGTTTCAGCGCACCGAGGAATCGTGAGTTCACGGCATCGGTGCTGCTGGGGGCGACGGAGAAATTGGTGCCGTCCAGGCTGGACCTGACGTAG